TATAATTCAGACGACATTTGCTCTTCATGTCTAAAAGAGACTAACTCCAAGGCCAGAAAGTTATTACAGGACATCCTCGATGAAATTAGCTAGCCTTGTAAAAACAAAAGCAAATAGGGTTTTGGGCATAGATGCTTCAACAAACTCTATAGCCTTTTGTTTAATGGAAGGCGATGTACCTCTTAAGTGGGGTAAGATCAACCTAGTCGGTGAAGACATATATGAAAAAATTTACGATGCAAAAAATAAAATGGCAATGATGTTAGATGAGCTTAAGAGTGATTATATAGTAGTTGAAGGTGCCATACTTGTCAGATCACCTGATGCTGTGATAAAATTATCATATGTCTATGGAGTTGTTATTGCTGAGCTAATGTCTACTGGCGCTAAGGTTATTACTATTAGTCCATCCGCATGGCAGGCGTACATTGGCAACAAGAATCCGACAAAAGATGAAAAGTCTGCAATAAGGTTGGCAAACCCAGGGTATGCAGACTCATGGTACAAAAATCAATTAAGAAATATGCGTAAGCAAAGAACTGTAGACTACTTTAATAAAAAGTATTCCCTACAGATTTCAGATTTTGATGTTGCAGATAGCTTTGGCATAGCACACTACAGCAACCAGGTGCTTACAAAAAGATGAAATTATATCAAAGTAAAGATTGGCTATATAGAAAATATATCGTTCAAAAGAAAACTGTTACTGAAATAGGAAAAGAATGCGGGGTCTCTGCTATGACCATACAGAGATATTTACAAGAATTTGGGTTGGTTAGAAAAAAATGAAAGATTTTTGGGATGCTCTTACTGGGCAAAAAGGCGTAGATTATTTTACTGAGCTAAACAAAACCTCTGTATACAATGAAGTTATTGATGCAATGAGAGAAGGAAAATCTGCTCTTGAATTTGGTGCGGGAGTTGGAAGAAACCTAGACTCTATTCTTCAGACATTCAACCATGTAACAGCATACGATATACCCAATGTTGTAGATCTTGTAGACAACTTTGATGGACTATTTGATAAAACTAGGGTAACATACACATCTGACTGGGATAGCTTAAAGACAAAAAAGTTTGATGCGATACTTGCTCTTTCTGTACTAGACCATATCGAAGAAGAGTACCTAGTTCCATACCTAGAAGATATTATTAATATGTCAAACAGATTTGTTGTTCATGGACGCAGACTCATGGATGATGGAAATAAAGATATCTTGACAATTCTCGAAAGATATTTTATCATTGACATACTAACTACAAATACTGATCTAAACAATAATGAGCAGTTCATTGCAGTATTAAAGCCAAAGGAATAAAATGACAGATTATCCAAACAAGGCTGGCGGATACCAGGCTTGGATAACAGACCTACAGCTAATAGCAACAGATGCTCCTTCTGGACATAAGATAATTGTAGAGTGCTTAGAAATGGCAGAAATGCTAATTAAAAAAAATGTGTCGTATGGAAACTCTGCTCTTGATCCAATCCGTATATTTTCAAAGGCGGATTCAACAGAGCAGATTAGAGTTCGTATTGATGATAAGCTAAATAGGATTCAAAATGATCAAGCTTTTCCAGGAGATAATGATATCGATGATTTAATTGGATATCTGATTCTTCTTAAAATTGCCAATAAGTCTTAGTCAACTAAAACATGGTATAATTTATATATGAGCGAATTAGAGCCTGCCGTACACTTTGACAGAATGAACAAGGTTGTTCAGGAATTATTAAAGGGTAACTCGGCAACACAAATAGCAACACTTACTGGATTCTCTAGAAAAGAGGTTCTTGAGTATGTTGATGAATGGAAGTCCGTGGTCCATAATGATACCAACTTAAGAGACCGTGCAAGAGAGGCAATATCTGGTGCCGATGAGCATTATGCAATGTTAATTAAAGAAGCCTGGAAAACAGTAGAAGATGCCGATACACAGGGACAGCTCAGTGTAAAGGCTGGCGCCCTTAAGTTAATTGCAGACATTGAGACAAAAAGAATAGCAATGCTACAGTCAGTCGGAGTTCTTGAGAATACTCAGATTGCATCTCAAATTGCCGAAACTGAAAGAAAGCAAGACATCCTTGTTGGAATCCTAAAAGAAGTGACTGCTGGGTGCCCTAAATGCAAGCTAGATGTTGCAAAAAGATTATCTCAGATAACAGGTATTGTTGAGAGTGTTCTGATTCATGAGTCAGATGCTGTCTAATACATTTCCATTTTCTGCAAGCGTAGACAATTTTAAAAAATTAAGTGATGGCATATGGGTATATAAAAAATTTATCTCTGATCAGGATTGTGATTCTATTACTGGTGTTGCAAGCAGCATCCCAGACAACATGTGGTTTGAAAGAGATTGGTATAAATCTACTAAGAAACAAATAAGCCACTTACTCCCAGTTCACAACCATTTAAAATCTATTTTAAAAAAAGATTTTTATCTTGGAGAAAATCTTAGCCTTGTAAAATTTATAAAAGGTCAGACATGGAATCTTCATAAAGATAACCACGACTCAATTCATTTGTTTGAAGCTAACTTAAGTGTAAAAGAGGGCGATACCGTATACCCAGCTGAATATACTACCCATGGCGTTATATTTTATTTTAATGATTATGATGGCGCAGAGATATCATACCCAGAGATTGGAATGCAATACAAGCCAGAAAAGGGTGATATGCTAATTCATAGATCAGACATATCTCATGAGGTGCTGGCCTTAGAAAGCGATATAAGATATACACACTCTAATAAAATTTTTGTATATATTGATGTCCCATTGGGTGTAAAATGAGCTTTGATTTTTCTGACCTAATAGATATTCTGGACGGCGAAGAGTTTGAAGAAAAGCCAGTAGATTTAAGGACATTTGTAAATGATCCAAACTACTTGGGGTTGCCGCCTCTATCAGAGTATCAATACACTTTAATTGAAAAAAGCTCTCAGATTTATAAAGAGTCCACGCTAAAAAAATTATTTGGCGAAGAAGAAGGTGCCACTAGATTTAAACAAACTGCTAATGAAGTTGTAGCACAGCTAGGCAAAGGCTCTGGAAAAGATTATTGCTCAACAATTGCTGTAGCTTACATAGTTTATTTACTACTATGTTTAAAAGACCCAGCAACATATTATGGCAAGCCTCCTGGTGACTCGATTGATATTATTAATATTGCTATAAACTCGCAGCAAGCAAGCAATGTGTTTTTTAAAGGCTTTAGAAGCCGCATAGACAAGTCTCCATGGTTTGTTGGTAAATACTATGCAAAGGCATCTGAAATCCAGTTTGACAAGGCAATCACAGTTCACTCTGGGCACTCGGAAAGAGAGGCGTGGGAAGGATACAATGTTATAGTTGTTATTCTTGACGAGATATCTGGATTTGCAATTGAAAATACAACTGGCCATGATCAAGCAAAAACTGGTAGTGCAGTTTATGACATGTACAGAGCATCAGTTGACTCACGATTCCCAGATTTTGGCAAGGTTATATTACTCTCATTTCCTAGATTTAAGAATGATTATATTCAACAAAGATATGATGCTGTAATTGGTGAAAAGGAAACTGTAATAAGGGAACATAAGTTTAAAATGTATGAAGAGATTCCTGATGGGACGGATGGCAATGAGTTTGAAATACAGTGGGAAGAAGACCATATCATATCTTACAAGATACCTAAAGTATATGCTATTAAGCGCCCGACTTGGGAGATCAACCCAGTTAGAAAAATTGATGACTTTAAGACAGCCTTCTATACAAACCCAACAGACGCTTTATCAAGATTTGCTTGCATGCCACCTGACGCAGTTGATGCATTTTTTAAATCAAGAGAAAAAGTAGAAAAAGCTTTTAGCGTAGGACAAATAGCAGTAGATACATTTGGAAGACTAGAGGAGTGGTTTCTCCCAGACCCAGATAAAAAATATTATATCCACGTAGACTTAGCGCAGAAGCATGACCATTGTGCCGTTACTATGGCACACGTTAATAGGTGGGTCAATGTTAAAGTAACAGACACATATTCACAGCCTGCTCCAATTGTGGAGATTGATGCTGTCAGATACTGGACCCCGACCCCAGATAAATCTGTAGATTTTACTGAAGTAAAAGACTATATTCTGTCTCTTAAAACAAGGGGATTCAATATAGCAGTATGTACCTTTGACAGATGGAACTCTCATGATATGATGCAACAACTAAAACAATATGGCATCAATACAGAGATTCTGTCTGTCGCTAAAAAACATTATGATGATATGGCCATGATCGTTGCGGAAGAAAGATTGATTGGCCCACATATACCTTTGCTTATTGACGAACTCTGCCAGCTTAGAATTATGAGAGACAGGGTGGACCACCCAAGAAAAGGCTCTAAGGACTTAGCAGATGCTACATGTGGCGCTATATTTAATTCAATAAGCAGAACAAAGTTTGATAACAATCAAGAGATAAATATACATACATATGAATCAATGAGTTACGACAATGATTTTGGATCAAAAGATGATCCTGAAACAACAAGTTATAATATGATTAGGGCGCCAAGAATGCCTGAAGACTTAAGAGAAGCAATGGACAGGATGCAAATAATATGAGCGAATACCAAGAAAAAGCAAAAGAATGTAAGTGCTGCAGCAAGCATGTTCCGCTACCAACCGTACTTAGGGAGTATAATGGAACTGTAGTGTGCCCAACAACATTTTCAAATATTGTTGAGTATAAAAGACTCTGGGAGTCTTTTGGATCAAGACCAATGGGATCAATTAGAAAACATTTTTCTGAGTACGTACAGCAAATAGTCGAACAATCTATTGACAAGAATTAAGTATATTAGGTATACTTTCAACTAGGCAACAGTAGCTTAGTTGGTTAAAGCCCCGAACTCATAATTCGGTAATCGTAGGTTCAAGTCCTACCTGTTGCACACCTTTGTAGCTCAGCGGAAGAGCAACAGACTTCTAATCTGTAGGTCGCTGGTTCGATCCCAGCCAGGGGTACGTTCCTATAGCTCAGCTGGTAGAGCAGCAGACTTTTAATCTGCGGGTCGATGGTTCGATACCATCTGGGGACACAAAATAGTATAATGGAGATATGATGAGAAATATATTAATAGTTGGAGACTCACACACAGCAAAGCTCGGTAACTGTGTGCCAGATGTTTTTCTTAGGGAAAACGTTGCACTGGAGTTTAAAGACTCCGATCAAAATTACGTAACCAGATACATAGAAAACGGTAACGAAGTTTGGCTTAGAGACTCATTAAGAATGTATGAAGACTCAGATATAAAAATATGGATGTCCTCACACCCAGGACGATCTGCCCTTAATTATGATTTTGAAAACTTTGCAAGCGGAACACAGAAATATATTCTTGATAATTGGAATCAGGATGGAAATATTGTTATACCTTGGCTTGGATACATAGACATTAGAAATTGGCTACCACAAACACATCTAAATAATTATAAATCTGCTGCAGATGTAGTATCTCAATACATGGATAATGTTTTAAATAAGTTTGATAAATGCCGTATAGTATTTATGGAACCGCTGCCACAGTTTATATGCATCATAACTAATGGGTGGAGAATAAATTCAAGCGATCCAGACATTGAGTTTGAGCGGAGGTATGAGCAGCACCTAGTGTTTGTAGAGGAGCTTAGAAAACAATGCTTAGAAAGAGGTCTGGAGGCCCCTATAAGGGTAGACGAGATACTGGGTACAGACATGATTGAGCCACACATGCAGCCTAAAAAACCTTTAAAGATTTTATTAAATGACCATATGACTCAAAAGTACTATGAAAAGATAGTCAAGCATATAGCAAAGACTATATAATAATTAATAGAAATGGTATACTGGGATTTATGGAAAATTTAAAGAAAACCGTAGTAGTGACTGGAGCCTCATTTGGCATAGGCAAGGCAACAGCAAAGCTGCTTGCAGAAAATAATTTTCATGTTATAGCAATTGCAAGAAGTATAGATGAGCTAAAGTCCATAGAATCAGACAATATAGAGGTCTACCAGATGGATATAACAAATAGATCAGAAGTAGAAAATTTTGGCAAGTATATCTATGATAGAAAAATAGATGCGTTAGTTAATAATGCAGGTGGTGGATTTAATTTGCCAAATAACATTATTACAGATGATGTAGACCATTGGAAAAAGTCTTATGATCTAAATGTTGTTGGCGCAATGCATATGACAAAAACTATAGCCCCATCAATGATAAAAAATGGCGGAGGCAATGTTGTTCTTATTACATCAATGGCAGGACATTTTGTTTATCGTGGAGGAAGCAGCTATACGGTTGCAAAGCATGCAGAAGTAGCGCTTGCAGAAATATTAAGATTTGAATTATTTGATAAAAATATTAGAGTCACAGAGATAGCGCCAGGCAATGTAAATAGTCGTGGTGATCGTGACAGGCACAATTGTTTAAACCCAGAAGATGTTGCGGATGCAATCAGATGGGCGCTCATGGTACCAGAACATGTAAATATAGAAACGCTCTCTATATTACATATAAATAATCTAAGTAGATAATAGGAGAAATAAAATGGCAGCAAAAGGAAGTTTAGAAGCAATTATTGAAGTTGCAAAAAAAGAAGTTGGAACTATTGAGGGTCCAAAAGATAATGAAACAAAGTATGGTGCATGGATGAAGGTTAACTTCCAGCCATGGTGTCAATCGTTTGTTTCTTGGTGTGCTTTCACAGCTGGTGTAGCAAAGTTTCCAAAGTCGGCATCAACAGTAGCAGCCTCCGATCAGTTTAAGAAAGAAGGACGTTGGTCAGATGCACGTAATGATGACCCACAGGCTGGCGACTGGATCTATTTTGATTTTCCAGATGATGGCGTAAATCGCATTTCACATGTTGGCCTATGCATTAAAAATAATGGAGACGGAACAATTCAGGTTATTGAAGGAAATACTTCTGGAACAGCAAAGGGAGATCAGCGCAATGGCGGAATGTGTGTTGAAAAAACTCGTGCGTATGTAAAGGATAACAAGAAGAAGCTACTTAATGCAGTTGTTGGTTGGGGCAGACCAGTATATGCTGGAGAAGAAAATGCACCTCTTTTAAATAAGTTGGCACCAGCACCAGTAAAGAAAGCGGCACCAGCTAAGCCAGTTGCAAAAAAAGTAGCACCAAAGAAGATTAAGTAATGTACGAATACTATGTTAGAAAAGTTGAAGGTGTAGTCGATGGGGACACAATAGATGTCCTCATCGACCTTGGTTTTGATATCCTGTTCGCTTCTAGGGTCAGACTAGCTGGAATAGACACTCCAGAATCAAGAACAAAAGATCTTGCGGAAAAGAAGCTAGGGCTAGAAGCTAAAGAGTATTTAAAGTATAAATTAAAGGATGCCAAGTCTGTTAAGATTAAGACTGAAAAGATGGACTCTTCAGAAAAATACGGAAGAATTCTTGGATGGCTATTCATAGATGACCATACAGCATCCATTAATGAGCAGATGATATTGGACGGATATGCTTGGGGATATCTTGGAGACACTAAGGTTAAAGACTTTGAAGCACTTGCAAAAGCAAGGGCAAAATCTAAAAAATAACTTGCGGTTCTGTTTACCTAAATGATATAATAGATTAGTGCCTGCCAAATGGGGGCACTAATTTAACTCGCTTAAAAGGAGCACAAAATGGTAACAAATTTCGCCATGGATCTTTTTAAAGATCCATTTTTTATTGGTTTCAACCGAGAGTTGGAGCGATTCAATAGTCTCAGCAAGGTAAATAATACAGCTTTCCCGCCGTATGACTTACTAAAGCTAGATGAAGACAATTATCAGCTATCGCTGGCAGTTGCTGGATTCACAAGAGAAGATTTAACTGTATCCATTGAAGACGGAAGTCTTTGGATCACAGGTGAAATTACAGAAGTAACAGACGCAGAGATTGTTCATAAGGGAATTGCTGCACGTAAGTTCACAAGAATCTTTGAGCTAAGTGAATACATGGAAGTTTCAAGTGTAGAATTAAAAGACGGAATGCTACATATCCGTGTAATTAGAAATCTGCCTAAAGAAAAACAACCTAAAATTCTAAAGATCAAGTAACATTGAGACCTGGGTATGTCCAAAAACTGCCCCTATAACAGAAAGATTAAAATGCCAGTATACGAATACAAATGTTCATACGACGATGCACATGCAACAATGTCAGTGCATAGATCTATTGTTGATGACGATCCAGGATATACATGTGTAGAATGCGAGTCTGAAATGACTAGACACTTTACACCGTTTGGCATACAGTTTAAAGGTAATGGTTTTTATAAAACCGATAATCCTAAGTAGTTTAAACTAACATTCTGCTATAATTACTAAGTAAGCAAAAATATTGCATTACTTAGGAGATCCTAATTGACTAGAAAGATTAAGCATTTTTTAACCAGCCTTTTTATAATCGGCTGGCTTTTACTTTTTGGTCCAAGCATTGCAAATGCTGAAGAAACAACAGTTCAGGTATCTCCAGTTACCCCTAATCCTTCTTCTGACACAGCCACAGCAACCACTCCTATTACAGTTGAGATAGTTGCAGATAAGGTTGAAGCGGCAGCCGATGCATTGCAGGCAGCAGCTCAGTCTCAAGGTAATGCGATCATAGAAACAGTACAGGCAAATGTTCCTGACACAACCCCCCAGCAAGCAGCAACAATTGCTACAACACAAGAGCCTATCGCAACAGCAGTTGCAGATGCTACAGTCAAGGTGCAAGAGGCCACAACAGCAATTCAATCAGCAGAAACAGCAGTCACAGTTGCTACAACAGCTCAAGCAGCAGTTGAATCACAAACTGCAGTAGTTGCAACAGCAACAACAAATCTAGATAATGCTCAAACAAATTTAAATACAGTAACTCAACAGGTTGAGTCTCAGACTACTATAGTTGCTACAGACACCACAAACCTTTCCGCAGCCCAAGCTGCTGCAGATGCTTCAGCCGTAGAAACCACAACTAATGGAATTGAAGTAACGACATACGCATCCCCTGGCGGACAGCAGCCACCGCTTCCAGCAGAAAATGCAACACCACTTTCAACAACAACAGTTCCTTATATTGCTCACCAATTTGGAAGCGGACAGGTATTTAATTCTGGGCGGGTAGACAATGTAATTGTTAAATTTGAAGGAACGATTACCGTTCCAGAAGAAGCAGTAACGGTAAAATATGCAATCCATTCTGACGATGGGGCAAAGATGTATGTTGACGGACAACTTGCAATAAATGAGTGGATTGATAAAGGCGGAGGATGGAGTCAATACTCTCCAACTTATAATACAACTACAGACAAGCAGCAGGACTTTACTATTTGGTATTATGAAAATGGTGGTGGATCACAAGTTATACTTGGCTGGTTAATCATGAAACAAGATGGAAGCGGATATTTTACTACTCCAAATCAAACAGCATTTGCAACTACAATAGTAACAAAAGATCCAGAGCTGGTTGCTGCAGTTGCTACAGCACAAACAACTCTTAATACTGATACCGCAGTTCTTAATACTCTTACTACACAAAAGACCGCAGCAGAAGCAGTAGTTGTAGATAAAACAGAGGTCAAGTCAGCAGAAGTTGCTACACTGAATCAGCTTACAGAAACTGCTACAGTAACAGTTCAAACAGCAGACACCCTTGCTAATACAGCAACAACAAAGGTAAATGAAGCAGTAACTGCAATGACAAATGCAGCACAGGTTACAGTTAATTATTATTCAGAGCAACAAGCAGCAGCACAAGCCGCTGCAAATGCCGCAGCAGAGGCTGCAGCAGCACAAGCAGCACAAGAAGCAGCAGCAGCGGAAGCTGCAGCACAAAGAGCAGCTGCACAAGCAGCAGCAGCAGAAGCAGCCGCCAAGGTAGCAGCGGAAGCTGCAGCAAAGGCAGAAGCAGAAGCCAAAGCGGCAGCGGAAGCGGCAGCTAAAGCTGAAGCAGACCGTGTAGCCGCAGAGGAAGCCGCTGCTAAAGCAGAGGCTGATCGTTTAGCAGCAGAAGAAGCGGCAGCGCAGGCAGAAGCAGAAGCAAAAGAACAGGCAGAAGCAGATGCTAAGGCTGAAGCAGATAGATTAGAAGCAGAGGCTGAAGCGGCAGCGCAGGCAGAAGCAGATGCTAAGGCTGAAGCAGAAGCAAGGGCCCAAGAAGAAGCAAATGCTAAAGCAGAAGCGGAAGCTAAAGCACAAGAAGCGGCAGATGCAAAAGCGGAAGCTGAAGCAAAAGCTGCAGAATTAGAAGCTGCAAAGGCGGAAGCAGAAGAATTAAAGAAAGCAGCTGAAGAAGGTAAACTAACTGAAGAACAAAAAGAAGTTGTTGTAGAAAAACTTCTTGAATCAATTAAGCCTGGAGAAACAGTTTCATCTGCAGATATAAAAGCAGCAGGCGTATCATATTCTGATTTGCCACCAGCAACACCAGTAGATGTTCGTACTGATGAAAATGGAAATGCTGTTGTAATTACTGCAGCCGTTGCTGCCCAAGTAGAATTATTACAAGACCCAGGAGCGCTGGCGAAAGAACTGTTTACAAACCCAGCAGCAGCATTGGCTGCATTTGGAAGCATAGGTGCGGATATGTCAGATGAAGAAAGAGAAGAAGCAACAGATATGGTGGTTGCTACAGTTGTAGCTGCAGGCGCAGCAATCAATGCAGCAGGAGTCGCTGCAGCTGGATCCACTGGAGGTGGAACAGGTGGCGGAGGAAGTTCTGGGGGAGGCTCATCAGGAGCCAATTCACCAGGTTCACGAGGAGGAAGAAAATGGTAAGAATAGTAAAGAATATCTTAAAGGATATGGTAGACCAAGCATGGACCCTTCTTGGAATGTTTATTGCTTGGGTAGTTCTGGACGGAAGTGCAAAGACAATTGTTGGATATGGAATCATGGCGACAACTGCTCTTTGGATAATTACAAGTCCGATCAGAAATAGAGAGGATTAAAAATGGCAAAAGCGTATATTGAAGAGCCAACACAGGTAGGATCAGGAGCAATTGCAAGCATCAATAATATTATTATGCGAATAATTGCAGTATTTGCAGCATCTGGATTATCAGTAATTGGAGCAGGTGCAGTAGTAGGAATTAGCACAGCTAAAGCAGTAATATTAGCTGGGACTCTTGGCGTTGCCACCGTAGTTGAAAGGCTTGCACGAGGTTTCCTAGATGATGGCAAATTAACGGTAGCAGAAATTAATGCAGCATTTTCAGCAGTAGATAAAAAAGCTGCTAAGTAATGATATAATTATACTATGAATAAATATCGCATTAAATTAGATGTTGAGGTTGAAGTAGAAGCCTTTAATACAGAAGATGCATCAGAATATATTCATGATATTTTTAATATAGATGACGAAATTAAAAAAGTTAATATCGTTAAAATAACAACTAAATAGTCGTTGACAAACCCGCTGTTTCCCGTGTATACTTACATAGTACAGCGGTTTTGTGCGTAATGGTCCATAGCTCAGTTGGTAGAGCGCCAAACTGTTAATTTGGATGTCCCAGGATCGAGACCTGGTGGACCAGCGTACGCCCGAATGGTGGAATCGGTATACACGACAGACTTAAAATTTGTTGCTTCATCGCATGTCGGTTCAAGTCCGACTTCGGGTACTAGAAAAGGTAAAAGTAATTTGTTACATCTAACGGAAAAAGGTGTTGAGGTTTTTATTAAAAGATCTCAAACAAAATTACAAGAATCATTTTGGAATAACTATGATCTTGTAATTTGGAAAAAAGATAGTGGCGGCTATACTGATGTAAAAGGCATGTATAGGAAAGATGCTTGGGGTAAGGCAGAAAAGATTTCTGTCAGCCGTGAAGGAATCTGGGAACTGCCAAAACGATATGTCAAATATTTTAAATAGTTTAAATGTAGATGAAGATAATTTAGATTGGTACAAGCTAGCTCTTTGCTTGGGAATGGACACCAATCTTTTCTTTGATAAGTATGAAGCAGATATCAATATAGCAAAAAGCATAGACGAGGCATGCCTATCATGCCCAGTTATTAAGTTATGCTATGACAGTGGTGTAGCAAATAGTGATTATGGAGTATGGGGTGGAGTTTATTTAAATTCTGGATCTCATGACAAGGTTAGAAATGCACATAAGACAAAAGAAGTATGGAAAAGAATAAAGGAAAAGCATGTTTATTGATAAAAATAAAGATCATTTTAAATATGGTGTCAATGAGTGGACTGGTGAACCAAATAAGCCAACATTTTATAATAAGGATATGGCACTTAAAATAAGGGAGCTAAAGAAGCCAGACGGCAACTTACAGATGGACATTGTAAAGTATCCAGATTTCCTAGCAATAAGGCTTTACGAAGATAATTTTGCACAATACGACGGCTCAATGAGAGTCAGAGTTATAGAGTATGTAGAAATGGTAAAAAATATTTTGGAATCATATGGCGTTAGAGTAGAGCTTGAAGGAAAGCCTGGGGGAAAAAACAATGGATAAAGTTTTATGTTACTCATGTAATAAAAGCAAAAATGAACTTGCTGCAAAAAAATCATTGCTTATGCCAATTAATTTACTTCTTTGCAAATCCTGTACGGAAAATAAAATTGAGCCAAGATGGATAATTATTTTGGCTGGCAGACAATATGGTGCTGAGCATGTTAAAGAATATATTGCAAAAAAGAAGTATATTGGACTAGACATAACAGCGTCTGAGTTATTAATTTAACATAAATAATAAGGTATAATTATAGATATAATGAAGATCTCTATAATTCAGATACTAATAACTCTGTTCGCTGCATCTATAAGTGGTGTATTTACTGCGTGGATGAACTCTAGGCGAGTAAAAAAAGATAAAATTGCACAATTAGCAGATAAAGCACACGACCAGCTATTACTAGAAATCAAGGACCTTCAGATTAAGCTCTATAAATTAGAGAAAGATCTGAATGAGTGGAAAGATAAATATTTTGAAGCCTTACAGGAATTAATTCAGGTAAAGGCAGAGCTAGAAGGAACTATGCTTAAATTGACACATATAGAAATTCATTCCAATGAGGACTAGCCCTACAAATATAGAAATAGTATACTAATAGCATGACTTGTATTGTTGCTATTGCCCAAAATGGTGTTGTCTATATGGGATCAGACCACGCCGCCTCAGATGATAAAACTGGGTGGATCCTGTCACGAAAAGAACCAAAAGTTTTTAAGGTTGGGCAGTACGGAGTTGCATTCACAGACTCGTTTCGCATGGGACAAATACTACAGTATTCTTGGACACCACCAAAGTATACTCCAACAAAAACAAATTCTGGCCTAGATAAATTTATGAGAACTAAATTTATTGATTCAGTTAAAGCTGCGTTTAAAGATAATGGATATGGAAGCATTGGTTCCTCATCAGAAGAAGATACTGGTGGAATTTTTATTGTCGGTGTATGCGGAAGAATCTTTACTATAGATGAAGACTTTCATGTTGGAGAAAATGTTGTAAACTATATGGCAGAAGGTAGTGGTGGAATGATAGCCCTAGGAGCTTTATACGCTACTAAGAATCAGAAGAATCCACGCTTACGCCTAAAGGCGGCATTAGAAGCAGCAACTGAGTTTAATATGAGCGTGGCAGCACCCTATACATATATTCAAGTTTAGTGTATAATTGATTCATGAAGACTGTTGCGTACATACTTATAGCTTTTTCAATCATATCTGCAATTAAGTGGGTAAAGGCTAGATACAGTGTTGGAATTTATTATATAAATAAATTAGAAGAGATAGAAGAGCAGTCTCAACAAAGAAAATATCCCATAGATATAATGGATCTTAAACCAGAAAACTATGACCATGCAATGGATTTAAGAGGGGCTCCAACACATTTATGTCCATGCGGATGCAACATCTGGAACGTAAAGGTTATATTTGAAGAGTTTGAAATAGCAACATACTTTCTTGATATGGAATGTGCCAACTGCGGAAGCATGGCAACAGCACCAACACTACTAGACAGAGAGATACAGGAATGAGAAAGTCTGAAAGATTAAGGCAGCTTGAGCTGGCTGTTGTTAGAATGGAAATGCATATTGAGTTGCTTACTTTAAGTATATCTAATTTATTAGAAACACAAGGAATGGCTCCTATGCAGCCTACAGAATCGCTAGATAGCGGAAAATGGTATAAAAGAACTACAGAAACCCCTTGACATCCTGCTGATATTTAGTAGAATTAAGGCATGAATAAAAAACTAATAGCTGCGTTAATCGCAATCACACTAGCAGTACCTACAACCGCTCATGCAGCGGGACTACAGAATCGTACAGATTCAACACCAGCAGTTGCTGTTCTAGATACAGCAATTGACACATCGCTACCAGCATTTCAAGGTAAAATTATTCAAGAGGTTTGTATTCTAGAGTGGACAACATGTCCAAATGGACAGTCATTTATGGAAGGCAAGGGAGCGGCCTCAATGCCTGCAAACCTAATAACTCTTGGCGGATTTGATCACGGAACACTAATGACATCTGTTTTTGTAAAAACAAACCCAAACGTAAATATTGTTTTCATTAAGATTATTGGTAATACAGCGACTGGAATGAGACAAAATGCTGGCGAAGCAGCAGTGTACAATGCACTTAACTGGGTAAAGGCCAATGCTTCTAAGTATAATATTCAAGCAGTCACAATGTCTCAGGGAATGCATAATCTTGGTCCAGTAGGAACTGACTACTGTCCAAAAACTCCAACAACACAACAGTCGGTTAAAGATTTGATTTCTATTGGTATTCCAACCTTCTTCCCTTCAGGGAATGGCCGTGACTACAAGCGCATCGATTGGCCAGCATGTTTAGATGAATCAATTTCTGTCGGTTACGTAGACCAGCAAAATGAAATTTCAGTTAATAGCAATAATGACACTCAAAAACTAGATTTCTTTGCACCAGGCTTCTTTACGGTTCCTGGAGTCGGCAACGTTGCAAAAAATATCTCAGGGTCATCTGCTTCAATTCAAGTAGCTGGAGCTCAATGGATTCAGCTAAAGTCAGCAAATCCTTCATATACATATGATCAATTGCTAAATGCTTTTCGTTCAACCACGTCTTCTACAGTTGGAAGGCAGGGTACGTTTAATAAACTAATTAATATTAATGGAGCGCTTGCATACAAGCCTGTTGTAGTCGGTCCCACACCAGCAGAACTTGCTGCACAAAAAGCAGCAGCTGATGCAGCAGCAAAAGTTGCAGCACAAACCGCTTTAAAGGCTGAGATTGACAAGGCAATTGCAGTAGCACAAGCAGAATATGATGCTACAGTAAAAGCAGCAGCGGATAAGCTTGCTGCATACAAATCAGCGCAGTTAGCACGACTAAATGGATAACAAGCTAACCGTACTTGAAGAAATTATTAAAGAGATTGGTGAGGAGTTGTACCAGAAATGGTACAACGCCCTTGCTATTGAAGACAGAACTGAAGATGCTTCAAAAGCGATGTCAGTTAATGCAGGAGAAACCGCAGTTTGGGTAATCCAAACATTTATGAATAAATTTAATAAAGCAGCGGATGAATTAAAGGGAGAGTAAGTTGATTGTTACAGATGAAAGTTTTGATAAAGTTCTTGAGTCACACAACTTAGTTCTTATCGACTTTTGGGCCCCATGGTGTGGTCCATGCAAAAAAGTATCTCCAATCCTAGACGAGATATCAAATGAGCGTGGATTATGGATTGGAAAGTTAAATGTTGATGAGAATCCCATCAAATCAGCAGAATACTCTGTAACCTCTATCCCGTATATGGTACTATTTAAGTCTGGTAAGCCAATTAAAACTATTGTTGGCGCCAAGCCCAAGCATCTCATTTTAGAGGAGCTTTCAGAATGGATCTAGAGCCTGATGAAGGATACATTAACCATGTAGAGTTTGAAATATGGCTCAAGAATGGTTATGACAGAGGCTGGATATCAGATGTATTTTGTAATACACATGATGGTCCGCCAATGACAGAAGAAGAAATGCAAGAATGGGATGAAGGCGGAGATCCGTGCTCATTCCAAGTAAAAGTAATAGAACTAAACTAAATTTCTGTTCTCATCAAGAGGCAGAAGAAATAAGGAGAATAAATTAAATGAACTCATTTAAGAAAGTATCGCTAATCATCGCTGCAGCCCTGACTAGCACAATGCTAGTATCGCCAGCAGCTAACGCTAACGCTGGAACTGTCACACTAACAGTGGCGGGATCTGCAGCAACAGGTGGAACAGTAGTAACAACTCCTGTAGCACTACCAGTACCAGCAGATAACAGCATCGATGCAGCAGATGCATTGAAGATTGCCGTGACATCAGTAGACACAGGCACAGTAGTAACAGCAGTTGCAGTTAATGCAACAATTGTTCCTGCTCTAGCAACATCAGCAGCGCCAGTAACTGCATCAAACGGTTCTTCAACACTTTCAGTTTCAACAGGAACTGGAAACTCAGCAGACTTTTATGTATATACTAAGAGCACATCAGTAGGATCAGTATCGATTACTCGTGCTGGAACTACAACAATTTATTATGTACAAGGTACCGCAGGTGCTTTGAACTCAATTACACTAACTGCTCCTGCATCGGCAGCAGCAGGTACATCACAGGTGCTTAAGGTGTCTGGATACGACGTGTTTGGTAATCTAAAGGGTGGGGCCACAATTAATACTTTGGTTTCAAGCTCAGGAGCAGCATTGGCAACAGCGCTGACAACAGACACAGCAGTAGCAACTCTTGGAACCAAGGAGCAAACTGTAACAGTTCCTGCAACTGGCTCAATCACAGTAGTTGCATATGCAACTGTAGCGACAGCCGTAACAGGCCTAGCAACACCAGTCGGCTCTGTAAGCGCTACAATTGTAGTTCGTGATATTGCAGCAGAACTTGCAGCAAAGAATGCAGAACTTGCAGCAGCAAATCAAGCACTAGCAACAGCTAATGCAGCACTAGCAACAGAAAAGGCTGGACGTGCAGCCGACAAGGCAGCAGCAGAATCAGCAGCAGTAACTGCTAAAGCAGCATCTGATCTTGCTACTGCAACAGCATCAGCAAAGTACAAGGCGGAATACAATGCGCTTGCAACTAAGTGGAACAAGAAGTTCCCTAAGTTGAAGGTAGCATTAAAGAAGTAAATAACTTCAATTAAAGGGGCAGGACTTAGGTCTTGCCCCTTTAATACTTAAATGATAGAATTGAGATATGGAATCAAACAAAAGAAGTTTATATAAGTCAATTACTTGGCCAGCAGTTCATATTGGATTTGTTGGCACGATGGTCTATTTCTTTGAAAAGGCTATAACTGGCGAAGCTCATTGGGAGTATGCTGGTACATTTGCTATTATTTACACGGCATGTGAAATGATCGGATACTTTTTACATGAAAGACTTTGGTCAAAGTTTGGACATAAGGTTAAATAATGGGAAAACATTTAGAAAAAATGCAACGTGCATTAGCACAAAGACAGGCTGCCACATACGCCAGCGGTCAAAAAAAGCCAGGATCAATGAATATTAAAAAAACTGGTTACCGTGGACAGAAAGCACAAGGTTCAAAGTAATTAATGATCAGCAACACTTGTGAGATTAAAGATTGTGAACAAGAGTCTAAGTATATAACCACGACAGATTCTAAAATGATAGAAATCTGTAAAGAACATTATAATGAAAAGTATAAAAATTGAATAAAGATAGTCTTGAAAGCCAAGTTAAGCTAGCAGTTGAACTAAGCGAAAAATATAAAAAAGAAACAGAAGAAAATAACCCAATAGCTGGGCACTGGGTATCTGCAACTTTTATATGTCCAGACTGCTTAACTCAAATTGATATTAAAACAAGACTTAAGTTTGAAGGGCCATTTAGAATTGCTTGCCCTTGTAAATATTCTGGCATGCATAGAGCAACGCCATGGGCACAGATAGAGGAATAAATATGTTAGATCAAGATAGACCTTTTCTTGAGGATCCAGATAGATATTACTTTAAAGAAGTAAAAACTTATTTTGATAAAATACATGTTGTTGAAAACTTTATATCACCTCATACAGCAAAAATGCTAACAGCAATACAAAATCAATACCTTACAGTGACACCGCATAATCAATATATATCTGGCGGATTGTCTGGAAATGCTGTTACGCCGTACGAGTATGTTTCTAAATATACTGGCGACCCAGCATATGATTTAAGCCTAGATCTATTTCAATTGATATCGGTCTCGATGGTCAAGGCGGTCTCAGATTTCTATGGAACTCCATTTGTTGCAAAGAGCATGTTCTATAGTCACATGAAGCCAGGAGCAGAAAATAAGCTTCACATGGACAACCACTATGTTGATTCAGAGGGCGGGCTTAAAATAAGAGAGCATGAATACGAAGACAGAGCAGCACTTTTATATTTAAATGAAGAGTATACTGGCGGGGAACTGTTTTTCCCATTTCAAGATTTTGAATATAAGCCAAAAACAGGAACCTTAGTCTTTTTTGAGGGCGACTACAGCCTACCGCATGGAGTAAAAAAAGTTGAGTCTGGCGAAAGAATTAATATGATTTCATTCCTTTATCATGAGCGGGACAAGATGAGGCCCAGAGTAAGACCAATGTATGAAACAGAAGTAGAAATAACAAAAGAAATGCTAGAGGAATCTGTCTCCAAGGGCATAGTAGAGGACAATAAATCTGATAGTGGAATAAAGCCATGGTATGGCTGGGAAAATAGCAACGAGTAGGTTTTAATCAACCAAATGCTATAATAGATCCATAAGCGGAATACTAGTCCCGTTTAAATAAATAACCTATAGGAGCACAACATGTCAGACGGAAAAGATTTAAAAGGATTTAACGAAACAAAGCCAGTAGGATCATCACCATGGGCAACAGAAAACTACACAGAGGCACCAGCAGCTGCATTTCCAGCAACAGATGTTTCTAACCAAGCATCAGCACAGGGCCCAAAGTAAAAATGGGTCTATTTGATAAAGAAGAAGTTATTGCTCCATCAGTTGAAGCAGTAGTAGTAGCAGCAGTAGTAACAACACCTGCAGTTGCACCAGTTGCAGCCCCAGCTAAGTCTGGAGCAGAATGCACTAGAGACACAAGAGGCGATGCCGAATGTGCAGTAAAAGATTGTGAGAACTGCAACTAATGTGTATTGAATGCGGTTGTCAGTCTAACTCTGTCGGATCAGCATCAGGAATGATGTCTGTGGAAATAGAAGAATCATCGACACATGAAATGTCAGAGCCTAAAGGCGCAAACGGACAGGATATAGATTAGTGTCAGATAGTTTAAAAAAAGAAGATGGTACTGGCATGGTGCCACCAGCAAATGCTGGTGCACCAGCTGGTGCTGTTACAAGCACAAGCACCCCTAAAAGGTATCCAAGACAAGGTGTTAAGATTGATACAAATAAACATGGGATACGAAGAGAGACTAGCTTAGTACCTAGACCTCCAAAGAAAAGCGGCAGAAAGAAAGTTTAACCGTGTGCAAAGAATGCGGTAATTGTTCCAAAGAACACACTACATCATTGGATGATGCTGTAGACATTGTATTAGATTCGGTAGTAATATGAAAACAGTAGGAGAGAAATTAGGCAACTTCGCAGTAACTGGAGTTAAGCCAGGAGCTTTATCTTATGAAGATAGCTCATTTGAAGTGTTGACGCAGGATTCATTCCCAGGAAAATGGAAGATTATTGCTTTCTATCCAAAAGATTTTACATTTGTTTGCCCAACAGAAATTGTTGCCTATGATGCACTAGTAAATGACTTTAATGATAGAGATGCAGTTCTTATGACTGGATCAGTAGACAACGAGTTCTGTAAGATTGCATGGAGAAATGCTCATGAAGATCTTAAGAAAACTAACTCATGGTCTTTTGCAGATACATCACATGCCTTAGCAAATGATCTAGGTGTACATCACACATCTGGCGTAACATACCGTGCAACATTTATTATAGATCCAGATAACATTATTCAGCACGTAACATGCAACAACTTAGATGTAGGTCGTAATGCAGGAGAAGCATTGCGTGTTCTAGATGCCCTCCAAACTGGTGAGCTTTGTGCATGCAATAGACCTCTTGGTGGAGAAACGCTATAATGTCTTGGGTAGGACAGCTAAACGAAAATCTCCCAGAGTATGCAAAAGATATTAGATTAAATCTTGATGCTGTGATAAACAGATCAACTATTGATCCAGAACATGCATTGTATCTTTCAATAGCTGCTGCTTTTTCTACTGGCAATTCTAAGCTGCTAACTTTTATTGTTGCAAATGCAACGGATGAGGTTGAAAAAAATGCAGCCCTTACTGCTGGCGCAATCATGGCACAAAATAATGTTTGGTATCCATTTATAGAAATGGCAGACGATGCAAATCTTAAAGGGTTACCAGCACAGCTAAGAATGAATGCTATTGCAAGTCATGGCGGAACTACAAAGGCAAAGTTTGAAGCCTACTCGCTAGCCTCATCTATTATAGGAAAGTGTCATTTTTGTGTAAAAGCACATTATGAGACATTAAAAGAAGAGGGATACACAGTGGAGCAGTTAAGAGATATCGGTAGAATATCTGCAACAATTAACGCTTTATCAAAGATACTTTCAGCATAATGGCTACAAAATATCCAGCAGTAGTAATGTGTCAATGCGGTAGGTCTTTGTCCTATCCAGTATGCGATGGGTCACATGGCAGACCTCCAGTTGAGCCTCCACCTTGGGATAAAGAAAAGCAAGATGATTAGTCATTACTTTAACAGAATTAAATGTTACTTTAATGGGCACAATTTAATTGAAGCTGGGCAATGTCCGTACACTGGATCTATTTATGACTACTGTGACAAATGCGAAATAATGTTACCAAGGGAATTAGCAGTTTAAATAAGATATAATAGTATCTGTATGAGAAAATTACTTAACAATGTCTATACCTTTTTACCTAAAATGTATCAAGGAGCAGAAGTTCACGAATTTGAAGAGGCTGTTAACTTAACAATTCATACAAAAGCTCCTGGGAAATGGCTTCTTATTGACTTAGAAACTGGCCAGGAGTATATTGGACTCGATGTACCTACCCAATGGGGAAGGTGGAGGAGAATTAAAGATAGATATGAACACGACTGATGTTAATAAACCATACGATGACAAATGTCATTTTTGTAGTGAGCCAGGTATTTACTGGGATCAGCTAGGGGCAACAATAATTTCCGTATGTAAGAATCATATGAGAAATTTTTACGTCAGCTAGTATTGCAATAAACTAATAGAAATAGTAGGATATATACATGAGCAACGAACACCTTTTGGTAGACCCAGGGTATATCTATGACGAAGACATATTTAGCAAAGAACAAATAGAGAAATATAAAAAAATATTTATGAATATGCCTTACTATATGCAGGAAACTGTTGGGGCAGAAACTGACGGACTGTCTGGTATAGATACCGATAAAACACAAGATGGCCTGGTACTTCTTGGAGACAAATCTATTCTAGGAATGCCAAGTCTATCTACCCCCATCTTATCAGAGATATTAAATGCCTTTGCAGATAAGTATAATATTCGTGTTGATAAATTTTTAAGAGTAAGAGTTAACCTGACAGTAAAGAATAGCAATCAAAGGACTCTGCCAATCCACACAGACCTTAATGGAAAGTTTGGAGGGTTCTCTTTCATGTACTATATTAATGACTCAGAAGGCCCTACAACCCTTTATAACAAGATGTACGATGGTAAAAAGACAACGGTAGAAGATCTTAGTATAATTAAAGAGATACACCCTAAAGCTGGAGCATGCGCTATATTCTACTCAGACAGGTTTCATAGTTGGAGTTACCCGCACACATCTCAATTTAGATTAAGCGCAAATGTTAATTTTACTGGTGAATTCCTATGATACTTTATTCAATTATGTGCATGTCAGTAGTAATAGTTACAGAAATTGCTTTTATTAAAGAGTATAAAAAATTAAGGGGCATAAAGTAGTTGGCTAAACACTGGGAAGACAAGTCTCAGTGGCTAACACATTGCTCAATATGCTTCTGTGCCGTCACGTATCAGTTAATGGATTTTCATTTACAGTATCATGAGAGCCAGGCGGGCCTAAATACTATTGACGGGACCAATCATATATAGTATACTGAATATATGAGAGAGCCAAAGATTATGAAGATGGACTGGCGTCCATTAGGATATTGGCCTGTATATAAAGATGGAAAACTTACATGGGAAAAGGATCCAGATGAACGAACAGCAGTTTGATGATGAATTTAATGTAGATGTTTTAACGCAATCTATTGTAGATAAAGCTAAGGCAGAAGTCAAGGCTCGTTATGGAAATAAGAAAAGGCATAGACAATGATTAAACCTATAGGTGGAATGTTGCTTATCAAGAAAATTGAAACAGGCGAAAAGACAACGGCTACAGGCTTAGTGCTATCTGCCACGTTCTCAGATCAAGGCCCAAATAAAGCTACAGTAATTAGCATGGGCGAAGGTGAATACAACTACAAGGGCGACCTGATCCCGATTGGCGGAATCAATGTGGGAGATGTAATCCTTTATCCAGAGCATTCTGGGACGGAAGTTGAAGATGATGACAACACTAAGTATCTATTACTTAATGCCAAGAGTGTAATGGCAATTCAAATATAGTTGACAGGGATTTAGTTCTGTACTATACTTAATCTCCACAGCGGATTAGAGCAGTTCGGTTAGCTCGAAAGCCTCATAAGCTTTAGGTCATGGGTTCAAATCCCATATCCGCCACTCAAAGTATAAGGTCTGAACAACCTGTACGGAGATAGTTATACCGAACTTAGCACTGTTACCTGCATCTTATGAAGGCGTTCAGGCTGATGGATAGGCTCTGTGGTCGTAACTAGGTATAACAGCTAGCAGATGGTTTAGGTTAAGAACCCAAGTCGTGGCTAGCATTTGCGTCAGTAGCCCAACTGGTAGAGGCGTTAGTCTTAGGAACTAATTGTTGTAGGTTCAACTCCTACCTGATGTACGATATTAAAGTTGAGTTGCAGGTAATTGAGACTGACTCCCGACGGGGACAACTGGAGGACAACGAGCGATAGTAAATCCTCATATATCACGATCATTAGGTTAGTCTGCTCGTAGACCTATTGATCACATATCGTCTAAGTGTTATGGTAGCACTGCCGTCTCCAAAGCGGCAAGCCTAGGTTCGACTCCTAGAGACGGTGCTGGAAACGTTTGTATGGCAGTAGGAACTTTCGGTAGCTACGAAAAGTTAGCTTTCTGTTTACGCAAACTACAGGGGCAACTAGGAGTCTACTGTACGGTCTCGTCGGGGGACTCGGTTAAAGGCCTTACAGTGTGGAATCTATAAACTGACCCGACACAAGGAAATATGGCAGAGTGGTCGAATGCAACGGTTTGCTAAATCGTAGATTGAAAGATCCATAGGTTCGAATCCTATTGTTTCCGCATAGTCTCCTCTCGTCTAACGGTAGGACTCCAGGTTTTGGTCCTGGCTATTGAGGTTCGAATCCTTGGGGGAGAGCATGCCAATACACATTCCAATATACGTTAACGATAGGCTAATTAAGACATACCACATAGGGCGGGTTGCAGGAGATACAGATCCTGATTCAATCAATGATTACTTAATCATAGAAGACGACCAGCTATGGAGGGTAGGTAAAAAGTTTACCCATAGATATGGAGATGGCATAGACACTTGTGTAATCAAGGGTATAAATGCTATGATGGAGCAATGATGACATACGATGAATTGCTAATTGAAATTAACCGCAGATTAGATGTTGCTTATTACAACGGTGACCCACAATCTATGCGAGCCCTTCGTGCAGTAGTGGAATTGTGTAATTTTTTAGACAAAAAAGGTCATTGCTGTGTTCCTGTTAAAGAAGTTATTCAGGCTATTGAGAAGGAGTTAGGATGAGCAAAAAGAAATCTGTAGATCGTCCAGCATATATAATCAAAGTTCACCGTGATTGGAAATATGGTCCAAGGGCTAGATTTTGGGATATTCAAAAATGGTATCAAATGGGCGATGGGCCAAATGACGGCTACTGGGGAGCAGCTTGTAAAGGCGGGCTTGCATACACAGAATGGGGAATGTGGCGGGCTATCAATAAAAGATTAAATAAGATGAAGTTTGGACATCAAACTAATTATTTTAGTTTAGATAAGTCGCCAATTAAAGATCCAAAATGAATAAAACAGATGAGATCGTAGATATGCTATTTTCTATTGTGGGAGACAACGTAGGAAATGCTTTAAAATGGCTATACGGACACAACACAGCCCTTGACGGCATACCTATGGAGCTGATACAATCAGGTAATACGGATAAGGTATATTCATACCTTCATTTTAATGCATATGGGCCATACTAGGAGATAATATGTTGTTTAATTTTGTAGAGAAATATCTCATGAGGCCTAAACGCCTTAGAGAGGCAATTGAGGCTGTTGTTCATGAGAATGATGAATTGCTACGTAGACTGTCAGAGTACAAAGAGGAAGGCCCAACTAATCTAACATGGTCTGAAGGTGATAGATGGTACGGCTGGACCTTTAATCCTGTAAATAAGCGTTACTACTTTGATGATATTGGTAACGAATCGCTTATGGGGTTATGGGAAGATCAGTGGCTAAGAGAGGCTGAAACAAATGGCGCTATGTAAATGTGGCTTATCAGATGCGTATCCAGAATGTAATGGTACACATAATGCACTAAAGAATGATAAGCTTAGAGAATCTATTCTAAAAGCTTTTAAAGAAAATGAACATCTTCTAGAAGAATGACTATAAAGCTGGACGCATTTTGTGTTCTATGCAAGAAAAATGTTTCAGGCAGATTGACCGAAATGGTTGTCTTAGATTCAGGTAATTGGTTGTATAAGGGCGAATGCCCAGACTGTTGCTACGAGATTAAGCGAATTATTCCGAAGAATATTTCAGGTTCGTATAACGGCAGTACTCCAGGTTCCGAACCTGATAACGAAGGTCCGACTCCTTCACCTGAAGCTTAATAGTAAATTAACTATATTACACAATATTGATCCCAATTAGTGAAATCGGCGGCGGTAGAAAGATCCCAGTCAACTACGTTGACATATTTAATGCTATAATAGATATCTAACGATAAGGGTATAACATGTGGTCATGGATATTGGCAGTAATTGGTGTAGCAGGTATATATTTCGTAGGCAGAAAAGATAAATGGGGATGGTTTGTTCTTCTATTTAATGAATGTCTATGGATAACATATGCCCTAATAACTAAACAATACGGGTTCATATTTTCAGCTATTGCTTATGCTGTAGTTTATATTAAATCATATATCCACTGGTCCAAAGAGCCTGTGAATAAGATACATTTATAAGGAGGATACAATGGCAAAAAAGACAGTAAAGCTTCCACTTAAGTTTTGGAAGAATCCAATTAGATATATCAAGTTTCGTAAAGCAATTAATAAGATCAAGAAAGCAATGTAATGGCATACGCCAGATTTTCTGACAGTGATATCTATATCTATCCACATGTTGGTGGATGGATCGAATGTCAAGCGTGTTGGCTGAATGAACGTACAGATGAGTATTCATTGTTTTCATTGTCTGAAGAAATACATGATGATGGACATTTGATCACTCATATAAGAGAGCATATTAAGGCTGGCCACAATGTGCCTGTGGGGCTACTGCAAGAGATACTGGATGATCCAGATAGATATGGCGTGAGTGATGGCCCTCTGGGGCACGATGAAGGCGGGGAAGCCTGAAGGTGTATAATAGTTCTATAAGGGAGCTTTCCCTTTATTAGAGAAAGAACTACAATGGCTACACCAATGTGCAAGACATGTTCAATAGAAACAAATAGAGCAGCATGGGCAAATTACCCAGATATGTTAGATTTATGTAAGATGTGTAAGTCCTTTCAGGCATCAATAGAGCAGACAATAAACTCAGCCGAAAAGGTAAGAAAGAAAGCCGAAGCAATTGGCAAGAAGATGGAGAAAGCAAATGACTGATTTACCTTTAGATGAAGAGATATCAAAGAATTACATCTCAGATGATGAGCATGTCGATAAATGGAATAACCTTGAGAAAGCTTGCTGGGCTGGATATAAACAGGTAGGAATGAAGGACAAAGGTGGCAAGCGGGTACCTAATTGTGTTCCAATTAATAAAGCGACGGGACTACCAGAAGAACCAGAAACTTCCTGGAATGGCGTATTTAAACCAAAGGTAGACTAATGGGTATATTAGATAACCTAGAAGCATATATAGAATTAGAAGATAAAGCGATCACAGATTGGTGTGATGATTGCGTTGTCGTAGACAGTAAATGCACTGTATGTGGATTAACACATAGTTGCTAAAGTAGTTGACTAGGATTATATAGTCTAATATAGATCGCAATTAGTGAAGCGGAAAATAAGAACCCCTATTGTCAGTACCTGACTTAAATGCTACAATAAGGCTACATGTTAAAGCAACGACTTAATCTTCTATTTAAGCCTTACAAGGCTCAATTTGATAGGTCCCCTATCCATATCAAGATCATAGCCGTTTTGTGCGTTATGTACCTATCTGTCCCAATTGACCTATTTGATATACTATTTCCCTGGATGGCATTTACAGACGATCTATTCATAGCAGGTATCCTATTGAGGATTCTGCACAAACACGGCGGGCTGGAAGATGAGGTCCTAACCTCACCAATAGAACTATTACGAGATGTCTTTAATAGAACCAAGAAGGAATGATTAATGGCTAAAAAGAAATACAAGGGTAAATCTAGAGCATCTATCGAAGCTGAGAAAAAGAAGAGTCTGTCTGATATTGAAAAGACTAGACGCAAGCTTCAAGCAATTGATGGGCGGGAATTGGAAAGTAAGAGACTTTCTGCTAAGGATATGATAGAACTCAATAAGGCAATACAAGACCTAGATAAGAATAAAGCTTTAATTGAAGATACATATAAGGGAACACCTAGCCATAAAGTCTCAACCTGGACTAGAAAGTCTAAAGTCAATAAGAGCAAAATATGGTAAACTAGAACTATGAAAAAGATCCTAATTGCTGATGTGATCAAGGCCTCATATGATGAGTTTAAAGATCAGCGTGACCTTGATATAAAAGAAATAGCAGACAAATGGGATATTACCATTGATGAAGCTACATATTTATATGAAAATTATCCTAATGAAACTGATCAACGCCAAGTGCTAGAAACTGCTGAAGCACTTGATATTCCAATAACTGATGTCGAAGACGATGATGTAGAAAATTTGAATACACTTTGGGATTTGGCGGGAAGCCAAGGGAATCAGCCATATTCTACTATAGAGTCCAGTATAGGTAAGGTTCATCCATGGTATGACTATGTACTTAAATCACTAATGATTCTAATTATCTTCAGCGATGGACATCCAGCTAATTACCCAATATCTAGATCTGATTTAGCAGAAGCAGTTCAATCTGGTTCATTCGGTGAATGGTTTAATAAGAACATGAGAAATAATGATAGATACAGCGATCAACCTGGAGCATGGGGATGTATTGGCCCAAATCCAGATTCTCCTAAGAGACTTATGACTGCTGAAGATAAGGCCACATTGCCCAAGAATCTCCAAGAATTAGTCTGATACTCCTACATCCCCCCACCCATTATCTCCTCTCTAATAGCCCTTCTAGGGCTTTTTT